ACCCCCAACAATAGATGAATTACCACCAGTTGACCCCGGATTAGAGTTAGATAATCCACCAGCACCACCGGCACCTACGGTAATTGTGTATTCCGTTCCAGCCGTAACGCTTTGGCTTGTTCCAGTTCTAAAGCCGCCAGCGCCACCACCACCAGCACCTTGGTTTACATTTTGGTCTGTGCTTGCACCACCACCACCACCAGCCACAACAAGGTAATCCACACTCGTCACGCCTGTCGGAGCAACCCATCTAGTAGTTGACTTGAAGGTAAAGACAGTCTGTGATGCTACGTTGTACTTGAGGATGACAATGCCAGAGCCTCCAGAGCCAATCACTTGTCCGGGATAGTTTGCCCCACCACCACCACCACCACCACTATTTGTTGTTCCAGAAGTAGCTGCGGCAGATGGACTTTCCCTTCCACCATTTCCTCCCCCGCCAGTACCTCCCGGACTTAATGGTGTTAAATTAAAAGTACCACCACCGCCGCCGCCAGCATATGTCGTAGATGAGCCAGAAATAGATGACGCTGTTCCATTGCCACCATTGCCGCCATTAGACCCAGTACTTCCTGCTGAATTTGAACCGCCACCACCACCCGCTCTTGCAACAGAGCCCCCAGCACCACCGTTATTTCCTTGTGCTGGTGAAGTAGAGGGGGTATTACCTAATCCAGCCGGATTTCCTCCAAAATACTCGGCTCCTCCGCCGCCTGAACCGCCAGAACGTCCACTCAATCCGGGTGCTGATGTTCCCCCGCCTCCACCACCACCGCCATTAGAAGTAATTGTGCTAAAAATAGAATTGCCACCATCTGAACCAGAAGAACTAGTAGCCGCCGCCCCGCCAGAACCAACAGTAACCGTGTAGTCAGTACCCGCCGTAACGCTTAAACCCGTACCAGTTCTAAACCCACCGGCACCACCGCCACCACCAGAACCACCACCTAATCCACCCCCACCTCCACCAGCGACCACTAGGTACTCAACCTCGGTCACACCAGTCGGTGCAGTCCAAGTGCCAGATGCGGTAAAGGTCTGGACAACAGAGAAGCCGCCGCTAACGGCGACCCTACCCATTAACAATGCTTGAAGTATGCCTGTCATGTGATATTCGACCCTGAAATGACCCACACATTCGATGTCACCTTAACAGCCGTAGCCACACCCCATTGCGATATTGTCCGGCTACCCGTCGCACCGTTTGATGACAAATACATGGTGTCAGTTGTAATCGCAACCGTTACGTTGTTCGCTGAACCATTCACAATCGTAATGGCTGTACCTGTCGTAAATCCGACATTCGAGTTAGCCGGAATCGTATAAGTCGCAACAGCCTGACCCGTGGGGTGGTAAATATGCTTACCTGCATCACCCAACACAACGTCGTAGTTACCATTTTGGCTATTCTGCGGAATGCCCATGTAACCAGTTATGTTGACACTATCCACAACCGCATTAGCTACCGTGACGTTAGATGCAGTCAGGTTACTCAGTTGCGTGACAGTATTGCCAAGCTGAATGGCTGAATTGCCAATAGTTATCGTAGTGGCAAAGTTTTGGTCTAGCTGCGACAACGGAATAGCAGTTGTTGCTGTCGCAAATGTATTAGGTACTGGCATTTAGAACCTCACTCTCAATTCATGTTCATACTCAAAACCGTTATAAACGATGCCGGGATTGGCTGACGTAACGGTCATCCCAAGATATTTGCCATACTGCTTTGCGTCGGTCTTATACAGCGTGTAACCAGAGGAACTCGCAAACCAACCAATTTGGGTAGCACTATTATTGACCCAAGGAATCACAATAGAAAAATTGTTAATCCAAGTTATTTCTTGACCAAGCGCCACCACAGGACTTTGACCTTGTTCAGAGTCAACGGTCACAGCAATAGTTGAAGCATTGGTAAGCGTTGCTTCAATGCCAATCTTTAGTGCTTGCTTTGTACGAATTGGGTCTTTCATCGGGTTCAGAGAAGTCTGAACATAACTGCTGATGTCTGTTGTCGTATTGGCGTACAGTCTCACGCAAGAGTTCCCATTTGTTCCGTACAGCGTAATCCTTCCGTCTACCGGCACAGAGACAATGTGCTTCAAGTCGTTTGTTGCACTTGTAAAAAACCATTTTTTCTCAAAGAAAATTGCTTGTATGTATCTGTCTGCACTTGATACACCCAAGCCTCCCGTGTACTTAAAATTAAAGGCCGCACACAGAATGTTGTTTAGCAATACCTGACCAGAAGTAACATTGCTAGTAACAAAATCAATATCGGTAAATATGCCGTCCAAAGGGTCAGAAATCTTCGACGTCGTAGAGCCAACAAGCGCATAGACACCATAATCATTCATGAACAACACCGAACGGAAGTACGGGAAAATGGCATAAGCCAACTTTGTACCTACCGATGCGCTGACGTTCGTGTTAGTAAAAAGTGTTGTTCCTAGATTTGAAACTCTAACGTCGGAAAACACGTTAATACTGTCATCACCAAAGATGTACAAAAAGTTATTGGCTGATAACAGTTGAACAATATTGCCGTGCAATGTTGCGTCTGTTAAGACAACAGCACCGGCAGAAATAGAGACAAAATCACTATAAGAGCCAGCAACAGAATAAAAAACGGTTCGTCCATTGGCTATCCAGACACGACCAGAGAATGACTGAACAGCAACATTGTCATCCGTGTTGATGATGGCTTTGGCTGTAGCGTTGGAACCACCGCCACCAGTAATCGTTACCGAAATGTTTGACGAATTGGTATAGCCGCTACCCACGTTTGTCATAATGACTTGGGTAACAATCCCTCCGCTTACCACCGCTTGACCTGCCGCATTTGTGCCACCACCACCCGTAATCGTAACTACGGTATTCGCTGAATTCGTGTACCCCGTGCCGCCGTTCGTCACTAAAACGGACACCGTTCCTTTAGCAAAGGTTGTGATGCTTGCAATAGCAGCAGCATTGTTGCCGCCACCACCGGTCAACGTCACCGTGGGGGATGACGTATAACCTGTGCCAGCTTCTGTAATTGTGATAGAGGAAACGGTGTTTGCTGTAACCGTTGCAAAAGCTGTGGCTTGAATGCCGTTTGCTTGATTAGGCGCAGAAATAATGACCGCTGGTGCGCTGGTGTAGCCGCTGCCAACATTGGTAATGCCAATAAAGCCAACAGCACCGATAGTAATTAAGTCTGTGCCATTCCAAGTAAAGTAGCCCTTAGATGGGTCGATAATTAGAACGCGCTCATTTTTCCATTGGCTGACATTGATACCGCTGCCAGAGAATGTGCCAGCAGCCGCCAAGGTGTACTTCGTGTTATTCGTCAGGTCAACATATTCGCAACTGCCATCAGCCTGAAAAGCCAATAAATAGTCTTTAATGCCGATGTTTGCAGAGAAAAAGCCGGTTACGTCGTTGTTAAATGTGACAGAACCAAGTGCTTGATAGGTTGGCGTGATACGCAAGTTAGCGTAGCCAACTGGCATCGCATTCTCAAGCCAGAAGAATTCGTCATCGCCAATAGCCGTGCGGTTAGCTTTCGTGTTGACTCCACGAAAGTTCTTAACCACTTCATACGACTTTTTTTGTTCAGCAGCAGCCATGACTTAGTACGCTTGAGAGTACGGGTCAGGCATCCTCCGTGTATAGACCGATGCCTGAACCGCTTGAACTTGCTGTTTGTATTGACCAAGATAAATCTCGGCTTCCCCAAATGACTGTTCGTAGTATTTGGCGGTGTAAGCGGCATAAAACTTGACCGGCGAACTGTAGGGTTCGTCTATGCTGTCCTCATCAGCCAGATTCACTAAGTCCTCTGGCAACAGCACCGTATCTAGGTCAAGCGTATAAGATTGGTCGGGTATCGGCCCGATATAGATAGTTGACTGCCCATAAATGCTATAGGCAATCGGCGTACCAACATAATTCTGCCAATAACGCAGTCTGGCGTTAAAGTCAGTCCACGGCATATACCGTAGCGGAATTCTTGAGTTACCCCAATACAGATTGATGTTCACGACATCCAGCGTGTTTACCCCTTCGGGCAACGACGCATAGGGAATCAACTCGCACTTACCGGCATACTGCAAAGTTGCAGTTCCATCAGTAAACGGTGTTGACGGCGGGTACACATAAGTACCCGATGGGTACGGGGGCGCTTGTGTTCCCAATATCCCACCTGACGTTACCTTGTAGATGTAGATATTGGAAAAAACGTAGTCGTTCGTATTGACAACTAGCCCTTCAGACCAAATGTTAGGCGTAGCACCACCAGCAACAGGAGCGCAGGGAATCGTAGTTGTTTGGACATCACGCAGACAGCCCGTATCACGCACTACGCGTTTACGAGCGCCATTGATATAGTCAGTTAGCTGACTATTGGTATAGAAGTTGGCGTTAGCGTCATGCAGCAAGCGCCGGACTTCAGTAATGTACCCTTGTAGAGTCTGCGACATTTACGTCCCATATCAAGCTGCAATATTGAATTTTCCCTCCACCCCCTTAACAGAGGGCAGAGGTACTTTTTCAACCACGGGGGATATAGCGTGGCCTTTCTTGGGCGGTTGGTCTGTAATCAAAATCTTTTGAAGCACCTTTAATCCATCAGGGACTTCAGCCTTGGTTTTGATTATGGACAACTGCGCCATAAACGGTTCTTTGTCTTCATGCTGATAACCGAATATGTGACGAGCTGCCTCTAGCGGAACTTCGACTGTCTCGCCCACCGGAAAGGTGTACCAGACATACTCGAAACTAAAGGTTATGGGCTTATCCCACTTGTTCGTCACATAAACGGTTGTCATATTTAGAAGCTCACTACGTCGCCATAGACTCGAATGTCAACGGTGTTTTCGTTGCCAGAGGCAGTTCCAACATTGACAAACAAGGCTTGGCTATTAAAGCCAGAGACAGCAACATTACCTGCGTTAATGGCAACGTCTTGGAATGTAACCGCACCCGAAACGCTTGAGAGGGTCGTGGCATTTGCAATGACGTTAGAGCCATCAGAGGTAGTCGAAATAGAAATGTTGGCTGACGATACTGAGCCGGATGGGTTGCAAACCGTAATTCTACGGATAACAACCTGACCGGAGTTCGTCGTTGCATTTCCCTTCGTCAAACCGCCGCCGAGGAATGGAAGGGCAACAACTGCGTTGCCCGTCGTGTTCAGCTTAGTTGCGGTAATGGTTGCAAGCCGCCCCTGACCAAACGAGTCAAGATAGAGTTGACCGACTGAATCAGCGTTAGCCATGCTGCCCCCTTAAGCGTAAGTGCTGCTGACGTTCTGACCACCATTGGTCGCCAGCAGAGTAACGGTGTCGCTGGTTGCGCTGGTCTTCGCATACACGTTCACGCCATCAGAAATGATGACACCGCCCGTGTTGGCTGCAATCAGCGTTGCGTTCGACGAACCGTTATAAGCAATCACCGAGGTGTTTGCTTGTGGGAACATCAGGTAAACACCTGCTGGAATGACCGTACCGTTTCCGGTATTGACCGCAGTAACGGTCGTAGTCAGAAAATAAGCACCAGCGGTATTCGACTGTGCGCCAGCTAGGATGATTTTGTTTGTGCTTAGTGACATGGTTATTCCTCCTTAGATGCTCAGAGAGTTGTAACCCGACACCACAGTCATCGACTT